AATCAAAAATGCCTGATGTGGTGAATTGGTTCGAATTCGAAGGCAAGAAATACCTGAAGTCAAAGAACACAGGTATAGTCTACAGCACGACACAAGAAGTGGTGGGCAAATGGAACACCACAACCAATAGGATCGACTTCAATGAGGAGGAAGAAGAAGAGGATGATTCAGAATCATCGGACTCGGACTCGGACAACGAAGAATGCGAGGAAGACAATTATGAAGCATAAATAAAAACTGTATATTGTATATTGTATCGTAATGTTGTATTGTATATGATTTGAAAAGTAACTATTAATTAAATACATGTTTTTTTTCATGAACCTATGAAACCATATATGGTGACATAGTAAATTCCCATCATTTTATTTTGTGACGGGTTTCCCCAAAAACACACTCATTTCTGCGACACCATATATGGTCACATAGTAAATTCCATCCATTTTATTTTGTGACTGGTTTCCCCAAAAACACACCCATTTCTACGCCGCACCATATATGGTCACACGGGTTCCACAGTGCAGCCGAATAGGGTTCTGTTGATACACAAGTTACACAGTGCATAATAATAGCGCACCATTGATACACGTGTTCTACACAGGTTACACACTGCACAAGAACAGTATCGATTTGATACACAGATTACACAGTGTGTAGTTTTCTCTCTTCAAAGACAAAATAAAAGACAATTTAGACTTTGATTTGTCTTTGAAGAATCAACCAAATTGCACTTTATAGAGTGTTTCAAAATATATCGAATTGTGTTTCCTCTTTTCTCTCTTCAAAGATAAAAAGAAACCACAAATTAGACTTTGATTTGTCTTGGAAGAGAGAATAATGTAGGTTGCACAATGTCTTCAAATTATATGGAATATTGTTTTCTCTTTTTCTCTCTTCAAATAGAAAAAGAAAGCCAATTTAGACTTTGATTTGTCTTGGAAGAGAGAATAAAATGCGGTTTGCACAATGTCTTCAAATAGTCACCAATTCATCTTCTTTTGTTCTCTCTTATAAAAGCCAAATAGACTTCAAATTGTCTTTGAATAAAGAATGAAGACAACACAATTTCATATTGCTTATCGATTGCGTTAAGTAATAACACAAATCCCCGAAACCAATTTGTATTTTATATGCGCCCCAATTAAAATACAAATTTGTCTTTAAATTTCGCACCATTTACCGTATCCCAGATTGCGAGCCGTGCCTCAATTTGTCACCCATTTCTCGCCCTCCTATGGAAACCGTTTTGTCACCCATTTCTCATTTTGCGACTCATTTCTCGTCCCACGGGAAGCCGGCCATAGAAGATACGGGTTAAATGTTACACGTGTTCCACAGTGCATCAACCTCTGTTACACGTGTTCCACAGTGCATCAACCTCTGTTACACGTGTTCCACAGTGCATCAACCTCTGTTACACGAGTTCCACAGTGCATCAACCTCTGTTACACTTGTTCTCCAAATTCTATCTTTCTCTCTTCTTAATAAAAACAAAAGTCAAAAGAATTATGGTTTTATTTTACACTTTGCATTTTAACCAATTATACACAACAATTAAAAAATAGGCATATCTTTTTCAACCAAAACCATCTTACTAATATTCCGAATAATCTTGTATTCTTTATCACTGTTGCCACCCATCGCCTCCACAACAATCATATTATACTTATCCGAAACCATGGAGCTTCCATTCTTATACTCTGGATATTTCTCTCTAAAGAGCTTCATCAAGGAACTATTTTTAAAAGAAACTCTCTTGATTAACCTCCGCACTTTGCTATTCTCTGTATCCTCTTTCTCCCACTTGTTCTCATCTTTCACATACAACACTTCTCTCTTTTTATCTGTGCAATGAATGGGTCTTTGACTAATATCCAACGAGCTCAAATTTTTGACAATGATATTGGATATTCCCTCTACATAACCCATCTCACCAACCGATTCTAAATCTGACAATTGCAACTGAATGGAATCCGCAAATTCCGAAATGTTCATTGCATTTTTACACGTTTCATTCAAAAAGAATTGCAAATTAAAAGACTTGTTGTGACTATTGTTTGTGGTATTGTTATGACTATTACTATTACTATTATTACTATTATTATAAATCCCATTTTTCACCACATCCATAACAATATTTTTAAAATCACTATTCTCTTTTATCAACATCATAATAAGGTCTTTATCAACAATACCATTACACTTTTGTTTATGTCTCCACAATCCAGAATAATCGCCGTATATTTTTTCGCAATTCGGGCACACATGTTCAGCTTTGCTACTTTTTGCGATATTTGCGATATTTAGACTGACATTTTGCGACAAAAGGTGCTTCCGTGTCAAACAGTGTTTATCATAATCATATTTATTACGTGTTTTGTAGTCACACTTTTCACAACAAAATTCACTATTACTTTTTGCGACTTTTGCATTGCTAAACATTGCTAAAATATGCTTCCGTGTCAAACAATGTTTTTCGTAGTTTTTTTTCAAGACTGTGTTGTAGGCACATTTTTCACAAGAAAAACCGTTGCGACTTTTTGCGACATTTTCATTGCTAAACATTGCTATATATTGCTAAAGTAGAAAAGTTCTAAACTCTTTTTTTAAAAAAACTTTTAAAATTATCGTAACAATTTCAAAAAATCTCAAAATGTGGTCAGACGCTAAAAATAATTTATCGTCACAATTCAAGAAATTTCAACATTCTTTTCCGGATATCGAAAAATGGACAAAAATAAATGTCCAAAAATCAAAATCTCCCTGACTTTTGCCGAAAAAATGTGAAATTTTCAACTTTACATTTTTTACATTTTTCACATTTTTTACAATTATTCTAATTATTCTTTATATCTTCAAAATAAATTTTTGTTTATCGAAGTCGGCAACCCGTGACCAAACAAAATCATATACGCCAACACCAAGGCAGCAAACAATATGCTTCGGTTTTCAGCAACAACTTGTTTTTGATGGAGTATAAAAATCATAAAGAGATACAATAACACGCCAATTATTATAGAATGAAGCAACATCATTCGTCCGTTTTCCATTTTATATATTATAACGTAGAAAAAAATTACAGAAGATTAAAATTAGAGGAGATTAAAATGTCTAAAGGTGTAAAGATTTAACCAAAACCACAATTTGGTTTGGCTCCACTTTACCTTTAGAAAAGGTAAAACCAAACCACAATTTGGCTCCACCTTTCTCAAAGGTGGATTCTATTATACTTACGTAACCATTCAAACTCCTCATCTTCTCTATCGCAATACAAATACTCCAAAACGCCGCGCAATGCAAGCTCATCATCAAAATATTCACTTATTGAACCAGCACTTTCACCCGAAATCCCCTGATACCACCGAATTGCAGGCAACCGCGACTCCCACACACGGTCTTCATCCAAAATTGTATCAGAACCCAAATAATCATACGCGCTAAACCCCGAACGGTCTTTCAACCATCGCTTCGCTCCCTTATCAGAAAAGAAGCGAACCAACTCCACATTACTACACACCGCCGCACAAATCAACGGCGTTTTTCCGTCAGAGTTCTTCTTATCAATGTCCGCACCAGCATCCAGTAACAACCGAATAATATCCAAAGATCCTTTTATCGCAGCCAAAGTCAAAGCCGTATCGCCCATCGACGTCTTCATCTTGTCCAAATCCCATCCTTCTTCTTCCAAAAACAACTGCAAATACTGCTTAACCACCGCGATATCATCAGAGCGAATGGCATCAAAGAACTCGGCAAATTTGCCACGAAAGATGACATCGTGATATCGAATCGCATCCTTTCGCAAAGAAAATGCCGCTGGATGAATTAAATACCGCCCTAAAGAATAATTATTGTACATGTAATGGATATGATACATATACAATCAAGCAGTTTTTACATCTTTTCTCAATAAAATAAGAAAAATATTAATTAGAACTACTCATTTTGCTATTGTAAAAAGAAATGCACACTTGAAGCACCTTTTTCTTTCCTATAAACCCGGTTATATTATCGTAATCGGAAAGCGCCAGTTTTACATAAGCGGCTGCTTTACCATCAACAAGGGCAGTTCTAATGGAACTAGACGTTACATTTGAAAGTTCGCTAGAAAAATAGGTGTACGCAGGAGAAAGTTGTAGTGCATCAAGAACACTAGCATTCTGAATGTTCCAACTTGTAGAACGCGTTGCTATAGAGGTAAGCATTAAAAACCCAACATTTTGCAAAGTTTCTTCATCAATTTTAAATGAAACCGAACATAAATTGTCACATTGTACAAGAGTTGGATACTCTAAAAAGACATTGGAATTTAATTCTATAAACGAAAACCCATAGTTTTCATTGATGTAAGATGTTCCGTTCATTTTATAAAATAACGCAATATTATTTTTTATAAAAAAATAGTATTCTAAAAATATAGTCTAACCCAAAAAAAATGAAACCATATTTCAAGAATTGGAGAACGTATATCTAACCACCACACGGAGCCAACGCCAAAAAAGCCAAAGCCTTAAAACAAAGCCAACCCCGCTTAAAACAATGAATACTTCTACAGACGAATTTGGTCGCGACTTGAAATTACGTGTAGTTTTCCCAGGTCTTAACAAATACAAAAATATGTCTTGGTTTGACATCGATACTCAATTAGAAGACGAAGAGATCGCCAAGCGCACAAAAGAAAACCAAAAAAAATACAAAGCGCAGATGGACAACCTCTACGCCCTTCATCAACAGGGACTGTACGAGCTGGAAGACGGTGAAATTTTAGGGGAACCGTAGGTTTCCACCTTTAAAAAAGGTGGATCCAAACTTTGGTTTTGCTACGCCAGTCCCTTTGGACCTTTTCTAAAGGTAAAGTGGAGCCAAAAGAGCCAAAACCTAATTCAAAAAAATACTTGTTCTTGTTTTGCAATTGTAATCTATTAATTAGTTCTTTTTTTCCACCTTTGAAAAAGGAGGGGTCATAGGGGAACCTTGGTTCCCCTAAAAAAAAATTGAAATCTTTTTTTACAAAAACAAAATATCACATTACTTATTCGACACCTTAAACAAAGTCTTTAAAAAAATGCAAGCCCTCCCCCTTTCCATTTACATCCCTAGTATCTCGCGCTTCATCAGCGAACGGCAAATCATGGATGAGTTCGGCATGACCATCGGCTACGTAGAACGCGTAGATTTCGCGACCAAAGGTAAGAAACGTGGATTCAAAGAAAAAGAAGAAGAAGAAGAAGGAGACAACGACGACAACTTCGTCTCAGCCTTTGTTCATTTTACAGAATGGTATACTTCATCTAAATTCTTGGACAGAAAAAGAAACCATTTTGTCAATGTGCGAAACATTTTGCTAAACTTACAAAACGGAAAAAAATTCAAGTATTACTGCCAAATCCTCCCCGAAAGAGGATATTGGGTTTTACAACAAAACAAATCGCCGATTCGCAGCACTCTTATGAACACGCATCAAATCGTGGCCAACGCGCTTCTGCTTGAAGAACATGTACATAACACAATCGAGCCGCGTCTTCAGCGTCAAGAAAAAATGCAACAATACATCACCGAGGAGACTCGTGCAACGATTGATTATCTCGAGGACCACATCGCTTCCATCAAAAAAGAAAACATAGACCTCAAAAAACATGCAGAATGGCTCGAAGAACACCTCGCATCAACCCGCATGACAGTGAGTCAATTAATCGGCGGACTATTCTGCCAAAAAACGCAAAGAGGAATGATCGATACGCACTTGGAGATTCTATATCCAGAACGCGAATGCACCACACACTATAAAGAAGACACAGACACCGGTTCGGAATGGCCCACCACGCGTCAAGGCGACGAACTCGAGAAAAAGTTTGCGTTGTTGGAAGCTAGAATCAAAGAACAAGAATCAAGATTCCAAGAACAAGAATCAAGATTCCAAGAACAAGAATCAAGATTCCAAGAACAAGAATCAAGATTCCAAGAACAAGAATCAAGATTCCAAGAACAAGAATCAAGATTCCAAGAACAAGAGGAAGACAACAACAAACTGCTGTTTAGAATCGCACAGCTGGAGCCACCTTTAAAAATCCACCTTTAGAAATCCACCTTTAAAAATCCACCTTTAAAAAAGGTGGAGCCAAAAGAGCCAAACTTTGGCTCAACCTTTTCCAAAGGTTGAAAAAATATAAAATACTTGTTCTTGTTTATACTTGTTTTGTAATTGTAAATAATTAACCTTTTTTTCTTATCTTTTGGCTCCACCTTTCTCAAAGGTGGAAAGGTAAAACCAAAGTTTGGCTCCACCTTTCTCAAAGGTGGATTTGGCTCCACCTTTCTCAAAGGTGGAAAGGTAAAACCAAAACCACGATTTGGCTCAACCTTTCTCAAAGGTGGATTTGGCCCCACCTTTCTCAAAGGTGGAAAGGTAAAACCAAAGTTTGGCTCCACCTTTCTCAAAGGTGGAAAGGTAAAACCACGATTTGGCTCCACCTTTCTCAAAGGTGGAAAGGTAAAACCAAAACCACGATTTGGCTCCACCTTTCTCAAAGGTGGAAAAAATTGAAACCTTTTTTCACCCATTGACAAAATACACAAAGAAAACAAGAACAAGTAAGTCATGCAAAATGACAACAATTCTCATAAATAAACTAGAACAATTCCGCGCCTTTCTCGACAAATCCAAATTAGAACACAAAGAATACCAATTTGACGGACTGCGCTGGTGTCTAACAAATGAATTAGAAAAACTCCCGCTCTACAATGTGCGCGGCGGTTTCATCGCAGATGAAATGGGACTAGGTAAGACAATTTTAATGATTGGTCTCACAGTAACCAACTTTGTAAAAAGAACGCTCATCGTTTTGCCGCCAATCCTCATTACACAATGGTCTTTACAATTTTACCGCACTACCGGTCACAAAGCACTCATCTACCACGGCTCTGCCAACAAAAAAAAAATCACACTCGACATATTACAGAACGCGCCAATCATCATCACGAGTTATGGCTCACTCATTGTAAAAAAAAGCACCAACAATGCATCAACATCATCATCACTACTCCATCAAGTAAAATGGAATCGCATCATTTATGACGAAGCACATCATTTACGTAACAAAAACACACAGCTCTTTCAAGTGGCGAAACAATTGAAAACGGACATTTGCTGGCTGGTCTCAGGCACTCCTGTGCAAAACAACATAAAGGACTTTCACAGTTTATGTAGCATTCTTGGACTACCTTCAAAAGAAGTCAAAGCTCAACAACAAATTGCCGCAACCTTTATCCTCCGCCGCACCAAAAAAGAAGTGGGTATTCCGATGCCCGCACTCCAAACCAACCAGCACGCGATTCTTTGGTCCGATAAAGAAAAAGAATTGTCCGAAAGCATTCACGCGGCCATCGCAGACGCAGGCCAAGACAAATTATATATGATGATGCTTGCAAAACAAAGCTGCATCATGAACCAACTTTTAAAAAAGCACACCAACCGACTAAAAGAGTTTGGCTTCCTACAAGAAACACATAAAAAAGGTGGAAAACAAGAACAAAATTCACTAGACGAAAGAAAAATCAACAATGTAGTAGAAACAATTGTAAAGAACCGAGGAAACGGAAACGGTAAGTTAGTGTTTTGCCATTTTCGCGAAGAGATGGACGAAATCGCCAAACGACTCCAACAAAACCAAATAAGGCAAGTAGAAATACTGGATGGCCGCTTAATCGGAGCCAAAAAGCGACAAGCCTTGCTCACCCGCGCACCCGAAGTCCTGATTCTTCAAATACAAACGGGCTGCGAAGGATTAAATCTACAAGAACATTACAGCGAAGTATATTTTGTGAGCCCGCACTGGAATCCGGCGGTAGAAGCACAAGCCGTCGCACGCTGCCACCGTATCGGACAGGAAAAACCGGTGACCGTCTATCGATTCGCCATGGAGTCGTTTCACCCAAAAGAAGACCAAGAAAAAGAACAAGAACAAATTTTATCGATGGACCACTATATCATGACAGTGCAAGAAAAGAAAAAACTTATCAACCTTTAAAAATCCACCTTTAAAAATCCACCTTTAAATTCCACCTTTAAAAAAGGTGGAGCCAAAATTGTAACACATGTAATTTAATTAATATTTTTTTCAATCCTCTACCTTTAAGAAAGGTAGAACCAAAAACCAAAAACAAAGTTTGGCTCCACCTTTTTTAAAGGTGGAAAATATATAAAAATTTAGTTGTTTAAAAAATGTTTGGCTCAACCTTTCTAAAGGTTGATTTGGCTCCACTCTACCTTTAAGAAAGGTAGAACCGAAAACAGAGTTTGGCTCCACCTTTTCAAAGGTGGAAAAAAAAATTGAAATCTTTTTTTAAAGTAATCCAATCGCACATTCAACCAATTCCAAACAAGTTTTCAAAACAAATCAAACTCCTTATTAAAGCAATATGTCCGCTAAAGCCAATATGTCCGCCACTAAATTCTGCAAAGTATGCTTTGATGCAGGTAAGTCAGAGAAAGAATATACGAACCACTATGTGCGCCGTGATCGCGAGCCCAACAGCCCCGTCGTGTGCCCCACACTTCTCAACCAAGAATGCGGCTTTTGCGGGAAACAGGGTCACAGTCCCAAGTACTGCACTGTCTTGGAAGACAAAAAGAAACAGGACGCCAAGAAAGAGAAAGCCTTAAAAAGACAGCAACAAAAAGAACAAGAAAAACCAGCAGTAGCACCAGTAAAAACAACCAAGCGTACTACAGCTTCCAATGTGTTCGCATCCCTTTACGAGAGCGATGACGAAGAGCCAAAACCAAAGCCAGCAGCAGCACCAGCACAAGCAGCAGCAGGATCAGCCTTGAAAAAAGACCAATTCCCAGCACTACAACAACAAGCCACAGCCAAAACAGCAACCAAAAAACCAGCAGCACCCAATAATGCATGGCTCAAATCGCTCCAGCAATCGTGCCCCAACCTCACCGTACCGAAACAGATGGCCGCAGAAACATTCATTAATGCAAGCGCGCAGCCCAAGGCCACCCTAGTTCGCCCTAAACAAGAAGAACAAGAACAAGCGCAAGCATGCCCCAAGCCCATCTTCGTTTCCGACTTCTTAGAAGAAGCAGAGGAAGCCTTCGCACCACCACCAAGACAAAAAGCGTCAGAAATGAACTGGGCAGAAGTAGAAGAAGACTCTGATTCAGATGACGAAGACTGGTAAAATCCACCTTTAAAAATCCACCTTTAAAAAAGGTGGAGCCAAACAAGAGAGCCAAATAAGAGCCAAATAAGAGCCAAATAAGAGCCAAACAAGAGAGCCAAATAAGAGCCAAATAAGAGCCAAATAAGAGCCAACTAAGAGCCAAACTAAAAAAATTGTAATTTTGTATATCATATGATTAATGCATTGTAATTTTAATTTTAATTAAACATCTTTTTTTTTCTAGGGGAACCGAGGTTCCCCTATAAAAAAATTGAAATCTTTTTCTAAAGCATTGCATATTCTACAAGCAACCAACTAAGCGACTAATAAGTAACCAAGTAACTAGTTTTAACAAATGAACCCCGTTTCCCTTTGCATTCCCCGTGTATTCCCCAATATTGGCGAAGCCCGTATTCGCCGCATATTCGATGAATTATTCCTAGGCGACATTGCAAGAATAGACATCGTCCCTACCAGTAACGAAAGAGGAGAAAGATTCAATCGCGTCTTCATCCATTTCGACATGTTTTTCCGCAATGAAAACGCCCAACAAGCCTTAGCTCGGCTCAGAGAAGGTAAGGAAATCAAAATCATCTACGATGGACCATGGTTTTGGAAAGTATCTCTTTACCGCAAGAGAGAACAACCGAAGGTCAATCATCATAATCATCATCAACATCCTCAAAAAACAGGCCCTCGCATCGAATACGATGAACCAGCAGCAGTAGCTGCTCTGCCTATCGCACCCGCATTATCAACACCAGAGCCGCCCCAAGCAAGAGTAACAGCACGCCCTCAAGCGCAAGCACGCCCTCAAGCGCAAGCACGCTCTCAAAAACCATCAGCCGCACTCGGCAAAAACAAGAACAAATACAATAAAAACAAGCCCAAGCCACGCAACCTAGGTAAAGATTTGGAAGAAGGCGAAATCGCATAAAAAAATAAGCACATCTTTTATTAAAAAAAATATAAAAAATATACTACTATAAATCTTTGTTATAAAAACTATTTTTTTTTCAAAATAGACAAATCCAAGTATTTTATATATGCAATATATATGAAATACACTCACAAAACAAGAACAAAATCTAAAACAACAAAAAAAACAAAAAAAACAAGAACAACAAAAATAAGAACAAAAAAATTCATGAAAGGAGGCATAAAAAATCGACAACTCATGGATTTAGTTAAATCGGATGACACAATACCCGAACTAAAAGCATATTTATACAGCATTGTGCCTACCAAAATACAAGCAATAAGGAGACAATATACACAAACACATTCTTTAACAAAAGAACAATACCAAACCCTTGCACACTGGATTTCTCAGGATGTGCCACGAGAACAACTCGCAACACTCGCGGGACTACTCAGAATGCAAGCCCAAATCAAGGCAAATATAAGAACACGTCAATTTAATAATGCAGCTGTGGAACAAGACATATTAAATTCTCTTCTAGAAGAAGACAACGAAGAACTAAAAGAAAACGAAGACAAAGATGTAGAGCAAGACATGTTGGATGCTCTTTTAGAAGAAGAGCAAGAACAAGAACAAGAGCAAAAAGGAAAAGGAAAAATAAGAAAAGGCGGGAGAATGGAATTACGCCCTACCCAAATACCATCAGGTTTTGATAGACAACCCCGTATGCAACATATTGTTCGAAAAAATCGATTACGAGAATTACGACAGCAACTAGAGAACCCAGGAGTAGTGCCAGCAGTTATAGAACGACATATCACATATGAGGACGCAAGGAACGACGAACTATACAATGAAATCTCGAACAACACGGATGCACTAAGAGATGAATTCATTCGGCCATTTATACCACCATCTGTGGACACACTCGTTTTTGAAGAAATTTTCGATTGGGTCGCAGGAATCAGTGATTATCATGATATACATACACCTTTGTGGAGTGAAACATTGCACGACGAATCTTTATGGGAAGACATCGCAGAAGAAGATAGAGTAGGCGAATTATCTGCAGCAAACCCACGACTAATCAATATCATTTACGCTCTTCGTCAAATACGTGAAAATACATTTGATTTAGAATTGTTGGAACGAATGTCAGAAGAACAAGAACGGGAACGAGAACGAGAACAAGCAAATCCTGCAAAAAGAATACGTTTTTCCGGTGGCAGAATCAAAAGACAAAACAAAAGATAAAAGAGAAAAGATTTTTTTAAAGTTTATATATAAAATGGTTCAAGTCCAAGTCCAAGTGTTCGGTCAATACAACAACGTAACAGCCACATCCAGTGCGTCCAGTTCAGCACCAACTGAAAACGAAGCCTACTTTTCAGCGCGAGAAATTGCTTACAACGAAATAATCAATATTCTGCAAATTCCCCAATCTCAATCCCCAGATTTAGTCGAAACTACAATTCTAAACGTAGACAACAATCCACCCATCTACAAAAATTATTTGAACGGCATTTCGGGAGCAACTATGCCTAAACTATCATGCATCAATGAGTTGGTTCCCTTTACAAGTCTTGACACAATTGATTTCTATATAGACCCACAAGACAATACAAAATTAGTATGCAACAACCCAGGGTTGTGGTTTATAAATACCCAATTTAAAATAAATTGTTTGTCCGACTGTCTTTATACGCAAGAAGGGCAAATTAATATTTGGCCAATTTTTAATGGTGTTTCTCAACAAGGATTTGACAATGGATGGTCACTGACAAAAGTAAATTGTTCTGCAGTAATTCCTTCTGGATACGCTGCTTTTTTTAAAGCAGGTGACTACATACAATATGGCATTCAACAAAATGGTATATGGTTTGATAAACTAATTGTGGTGTGTTCCACGACAGAGAGATCTAGCAGTGGTGTCACTTGTCCTTCTGTGAATTTAAGTGGATTTAAACTATTAACAAACAACACAAATGATTCTGGTTTCCAAAATTATTCTATTATTTCAACAACAATAAATTTACCTTCTATAGCAAATCAATATCAATACATATTATTTAACTCATTAAATAGTTATGATTTTACAATAAATATCAACAACAATGCAGAATTAATTTGCAATAATCCAGGAAAATGGTTTATATTTAGCCAAATTCAAGTCTACGGATATAATGACACGACAATAGGGACAGATAATATTGTAAATACTTTTATTTCAGTAAACAGTAATAATATTCAAAATAGTGCTATGGTTACAAGTCCAATGACAAAGTCTTCTTTAAATATGATTGCGAATTCATATGCATATACATTTAAACAAAATGACATTTTGCAATTCGGAATTAAAAGTTGTAGTTTGAACAACACATTAAACTCTGGATTTTTTTATTATACACCTTACACGACTGTTGCAGATTTTCCCGCTATAAATATAGCAATGAAATTACCGACATTTTCAAATGAGAATAATTCTACTGGATTTGTAGGATATTCGAACATAATTTCTTCTCCGTCTTTTTATCTAAGCAAACCCAACCAGAATCAATTGGTAGAAGTTGTAAACAATGAACCAAATAATATTGATTTTGCAATAGAAAATACAAACATTATTTGCAAGAATCCAGGCAAATGGTTAATATCAGCACAATACACTATTTACTCAATTAATATTACACAGGATGGAAACCAATCCAAAATTGATGGATGGCTAATATTTAATGGTACTTCAATTCAAAATAGTGATTCATCGCAAACCGCAATCAACAGTCAAGAACAATCAGTGTTCAATATTTCATATATTCAAGAATTTAAACAATACGATGTTTTGCAATTAGGCGTTCGTTCGTCTAGCTTAGATGGCAATCTAAATGTGAGTATTCTCACTTGGGGCGATACCCAAAATATTAATCCAGCTGTTTCTCTAACCTTGATAAAAATCGATGAATAAGACAAAGACAAAACCAAAAGACAAAAGACAAAGACAAAACCAAAAGACAAAGACAAAAGATAAACAACCAAAAAACCAAATAAAAACAAAACTACACTTTTATCAATGCCTATCCTAATAAAAACTGATGATTTTTCCATAGAACAAGACGAAATCAGTCCCCATTTGCACACCATTACAGCTGTACACAGCTCCACGACACAACTATTATTCGACTCATTAATCAAAACCCGCATCCTTGTAGGCGCCACTACAACAACCAAGACAAATACCAATAGAACAAAGCTCGTATTCACAGCCACTTCTGTGACCCAGCTGAAAAAAAGGCACTCTTACAACGAAGGACTCCAAATCTTGTTCCACCTGTCCAAGCAACTCCATCACCTCATTGAAAACTCTAACCACTGCTTTTTAGGATACAGCCCGGAAAACACCATTATTGTAGACGAAACAAAATATTTTTATTTATCCACCGAACATTTGCAGCCGATAAATCCCAATAACCATATTCCAATCACCTTTCCATTTTCTCAAGACGATTTTTTTCTCTCTCCAGAACTAAAAAAGATCAAAGAAATACCATCACAAGTCCATTTCAAAACGAGTTATTACAGTTTAGCTTGTCTAATTCTATATAGTTTAACTGACTCTTACCATTTAGAAGAACAAGAAGAACGAGAAGAACCAGAACAAATACAACAAATACAACAAGAAGAACCAGAACAAATACAACAACTCAACAATCTGCCGATAAAAGAAACCAAATTATATTGGCTTTTGAAACGATGTTTGCATCCAAATCCCCTTTTAAGAAGCGTTGCTTACCTTTGATTTAAGAAGCGTTGATTACCTTTAAAAAATATAATAAAATCAGACAACCCAATTATATTATATTCTATCCACACTATATATACATACAATATGTCCTTGACAGCCTTTAAAAACAAGTCCATTATTCAATACGGAACGAAACGTTCTGGCATTCCACCAGGAGGCGTGTGGCTTCCGCAAGGCCCATTTGGTCACGCCACTTCTGTTTTAAAAAAAGCAACACAAAGCTATGGTCCAGTGGGATTTTCTATCAATGGTGGCCATCGAAACGTAGGAAGAGTAGGACAAGACATGAAAATGTCAAAATCAGGCACCCCTTTTAGAGGCGTAAATCCAATCGGGTGGGGAGGCAGCTTTGGCAAATACCCAACACCGCATCCTTTGCTCAATGTATTAGAAGTGGACACATTGGGAACGCAATACCGCTACATCAAACCATCAACATTGTCCACCTACGGTATGTTGCAAAAGCGATACAAGTGGGCTTATTACGGGCAATATCCGAACTACTGGGTGCAGCCCAACTACACGGGCAACCAAACGGACACCGCAAGTCAGCAGATGTACATCCACACCAAAACATCAGCCAACACTTGCGCACTCAAGGTCAACAATGCGGGAATGTATGTAAACTACATTGCAAACCAAGGTCCCACATTGTGTGCAACAACACCCGCCCGACTCAAATACAACGACTTGGTCAGAAATGGTCGTTACACGAAAATTCTTCACCAGCCGGTGCCTTCAAGTACTTACACCCAGTATGTGCAAAGAGGATGCCAAAACCCGGTTGGACCGCAAAAACCATTTCCTTATCGCGTTACGTCGGGTTCTAGTTACAGTGCCGCAGGAACAAGCATCACAAGCTTTGGCGCATCGTGTAACGCAAACAACACAATAAAAATGGCGCCTCCTGATTGGTATACTCGCATGCGACCAGGTGAAAAGATGCATATTGCGGACAGCATTCCACAATTCATTCCTTTTACGATAAAATAAAAATAAAAATAAAATATTCAATATCTAAAAATGTGTAAAAAAGTTAATTCATTTTATAAAAATATTTAAACAGACCACACCAATAATTATATATGGCAACACACAACTCTTCGATCCCTTCAAACACAAAGTCGATTCCTTCAAAGTCGATCCCTTCAAACTCAATTCCCTCACACATGATTTACATTTCCAATAAATTGTTCAACATTTACGACAGATTTATGTTGCTAAAATTGTATATAGACGCAGACGATGACAATGAACTCATAAATAAGTATTACAAGGCTGCACTCGATCACAACACCAAAATACACAACAACCTTCAATTCATTGATGCAGGGTTTGATTTGTTTTCACCTAATAACCATCAGTCAGATGCAAACCAATCTTTTAAACACGATTTAAAAGTAATTGGAGCAGCTCAAATATTTACCGATACAGGAAAAGTGTTCAATACCGGATACTATTTGCATCCGCGTTCCAGCATAGTAAAAACCCCTTTGCGGCTCGCCAATGCAACGGGAATTGTGGACGCAGGATACAGAGGGCATCTTATTGCTGCGTTTGACGTCAATAACAATAACAATAACAATATTGGAAACCGATTTGATAGGTATGTGCAAATATGCGCGCCGGGACTCATGCCGATTTTAGTAGAAATTGTGCCTAATAAAAAAGACCTCGGCGAAGACACGATAAGAGGAGAGGGAGGATTTGGATCAACTGGTAATTAGTATCCACCTTTTCCACCTTTTCCACCTTTTCCACCTTTTCCACCTTTAGAAAAGGTGGAGCCAAATCCACCTTTAAGAAAGGTGGAGCCAAAGTTTGGATCAACCTTTCTCAAAGGTTGAGTGGAGCCAAATCCACCTTTAGAAAAGGTGGAGCCAAATCCACCTTTAAGAAAGGTGGAGCCAAATCCACCTTTAAGAAAGGTGGAGCCAAAGTTTGGATCAACCTTTCTCAAAGGTTGAGTAGATCAGCTACGCCAGTTCCTTTAGACATTTCTCAAAGGTTAAATGTAATTATTTATAAAAAATTATAAATAATTATTTTCAGTTTCTTTTTGTCCTTCGGTTTCTTTTTGTCCTTCGGTTTCTTTTTGTTTTTTTTCTACACCAAACTTTGGCTCCACCTTTTCTAAAGGTGGAAAACATTGGTTCCCCGCCCCACTGCCTCGAATAAGGAGGAGGATTTTCTATATCCGACTCCAACAAATAAGAAGCAGCCGTTCTATCTTTGATCGCAGGAAAAATGCGATGACACGAATAATCCATGACATTAAAGGCAGAGTTCTCACCTACAATTTTTCTAAGCAGTGAAATCAAAAAGCTCAACCGAATTGCAATAATTTCATCCAACCTACTATCTATTTCCAATCTAAAATCGTTTTGCAAATGGTGCAAATATGCATTATCTTCTACACTTATAAAACGCATCTTTTCTTTTTCTGACAGATCACGAGTTCTTTCAATTTCTTCAATCCGTTGAAAATAGGCATCTCTTCCCAAAGAAATAGATGCATCATATAAAAAGTCTCTAACAAATGCATCTGCATCTGCATCTGCATCTACATAGTCTTTATTATAGAACAATTTAACAAGTCTCTTTATATTCGCGATGCGAAGCAAATCCACATTGTAATCTATTTTTCCACGTGGCGGCCAAACAAGTTGGTATTCCGATTGCACCTTTTTGTGTATGGAAATTAGATAAACGCCAAAGACTTCACCTAATCCAAGAGAATCCCAAAACCCTTTTTTTTCTACACGATAAATTTTATCGATCGTAATATGCTCAAAGACACGACCATTGTATTCATTCAAGACAGTAAGCGTGTCTTTTCGCATACTCTTGCGGAAAGAAGAATACATGCTTTGCAAAACGCCAACCTTGTCTACATCGTTCATACAATTACTACCATACCCTTCTGCTTTCACAAACAGTCTCACATTTTCAAAAAGCGTTTGGGTTCTTTCATTCAATTCCAAATCAATGACTCCGCCGTGAGTAAGTATTGCAATGGTTACAATTATTTTTCCGTCTATACTATCCGTAGTATCCATATTATCCATGCTATTTCTCTTATATAATGTGGATAGATAATCATAACAAAACGAACAACAAAGAAACAAAGAAACAAAGAAACAAAACTAACAAAACTAACAAAACGAAAAAAAATAACAAAACGAACAACAAAGAAACAAAGAAACAAAGAAACAAAACGAACAAAACTAACAAAACAAGTAATACAAAGAAAAGAATAAAAAATATAACTATTTATTATGAAGGTAAATGCAAAACACATTCTAACAAAAATAGAAACACTAATAAAATCATCAAAACAATACGTGACAAAAGAAAATGTATTCACACTTTTTTGTGTTCTTTTTTTATTGTGGTCAATCCTATATTTTATTCCAGATGTACTTCTTTCGCTTTTTGGAACCCTTTTAGGAAATCTTCTTTTAATTGTCGCAGCTATTTTAGCTTTCGCCACCAATTGGAAATACGGAGTTGTCTTTACAATACTCGCTATTATTTTGTACCGCTTATATTATTTATCCACATTATCCAAAAAAAAAGAAGCATTTCAACAACAAAATGTCAAGATACTAACCCCGAAGTCTATCCGTGATTTTTTATGGATGCAAACCACGTTGAATCGTAACACCAACTTTGACACAGATCGACTCCAACAACAAGTGACTCAAGAAGAATTGGATAATTTTTTAAAACATGGAACTTGGTATTGGTCTCCAAAAACGATTCAAATGTACAAAGATGCGTTTGAAAAAAATGTATTCATAAGAAACTATCCGAGTGAATCCATCAAACGAGCAAAGCAAACGTACAATGAAGCAGCCATTTTACAGCTTCTCTCTATGCAAACACCCGAAGGTCGCGCGCTCATTGACGGTGTAACGATTCACAACAAAAACAATAATAATAATCCATTAGAAACACTGCCAGACGGATTCGGATCATTTGGTTATACCTCCGGTTTAGTCACGCCGCTCAACGACGAAATCAAATGCAACATTGATCCTTTTTCTAACAACAGTTACATAGAAAAAAAACATTATACAGGAAAGGATGGAATTTTTGGACAACAAACTTCTGTCACAACACCCATCGATTACCACAACTTGGAAAAGGAAATTCCGGGATTTCGCTTTTTAAACGGGCCTTGCAATCCGTGCAAACTATTCAATAGCACACCTGATTACAGTTGTCCTTTTGAAATCCACTCAACCTTTAAGAAAGGTTGAACCAAATATACCTTTTCTAAAGGTGGATTTGGCTCCACCTTTTCTAAAGGTGGAAAAGGTGGAAAAGGTTGAATTTTTAAAAAAAGGTGGAACCAAGTTTGGCTCCACCTTTTTTAAAGGTGGATTGGATACGCTTCCTATAGGAGTCGAACCTATGACCTCACGGTTAACAGCCGTGCGCTCTAACCAACTGAGCTAAGGAAGCAAAAAGGCAAATAGCGAAGAATTATTTATAAGCCTACGCGCCACTTCACTACCATATAAATAAAATTTTTTCTCTTTAAATTGTTTTTTTTGTAAAAATAAATTACAACAAACAAATCATTTAAATACATGTCATAAATTCATGCACATATGGAAAATACAAACAACTTTTTGAAAAAAAGTATTGGAGATATACTCAGTTTAAAAAAAGTGCCTAAAGAAACAATGCAACAAGCACAACAATTAACAGATGATGAAAAAAATGAATTAATCAAGGAATTGATTGGAGCTTATAATTTTTTACTCACCTTTTACCAAAATTCGCAGAACAATACGTAACCTAATAAAAACACCCAACGTGGGACTTGAACCCACAACCTCCAGATTACATTCGCAAAGCATTACAGGTTATAATACGATTGCTTAGAAGTCTGATGCTCTATCCAATTGAGCCAGCCGGGCTAATTATTCCACCTTTAAGAAAGGTGGAGCCAAAGTTTGGATCAACCTTTCTCAAAGGTTGAGTGGAGCCAAAGTTTGGATCAACCTTTCTCAAAGGTTGAGTGGAGCCAAAGTTTGGATCAACCTTTCTCAAAGGTTGAGTGGAGCCAAATTGAAACACCTTTCTCAAAGGTTGAGTGGAGCCAAATTGAAACGCCTTTATGTATATTTGGCTCCACCTTTTCTAAAGATGGATAAGGTCTTACTGGGATTCGAACCCAGGTTTGAGGATTCAAAGTCCTCAGTGCTAAACCACTACACTATAAGACCTTTTTATACTGTTTCCTTTTGAAAAATATGCTTATTTTTTTAAAGGAAACGGTTAATCACCACTCGCATGATGATTCATATTGAAGTGCTAATTCCCGGGGATTCTAATAAGTGAATTTTGAAATCGCTGTAAGGAATAAAAAAATAAGTGCAAATCATTCTAATAAATAAAATAAAATGCGATACATTGCGACCTCCTATTTTTTAAAAAATGCTTTTTTTTTTGAAAATAGCTGTTAGGAGGTATTTTATTCAACCTTTGAAAAAAGATTGGATTGGTTGCTTGCTAATTCCCGTGGATTCGAATAAGTGAATTTTTTTGTTCGCTGTAAGGAATAAATTTGGTTTTATAATTGCACGAAGAGGGGTTCGAACCCTCGAATCCTTACGATATTGGGTCTTAAATCCAACGCCTTGGACCACTCGGCCATTCGTGCTAAAAAATGAGGTTGGCTCCACTTTTTTCTAAAGGTGGAAAAAATGCTAGTTCCGGGTTTTGTAGATGAATGCAAGTTCATCCGTTTTTTTTAGATAATTTTAATCGCTGTAAGGAACAATATAAATCCATTTGGCTCCACTCAACCTTTGAGAAAGGTTGGTTTGGCTCCACCTTTCTCAAAGGTGGATTTCTTAAAGGTGGATAGGAAAAAGGAGGGGTATGGGGAACCTTGGTTCCCTATGCTCAAGAGCGGGCTCGAACCGCTGACCTTCGGCTCATAAGACCGATGCTCTAACCAACTGAGCTACATGAGCTTTACAGGGAAATTGCAATCACAAGCTATACAATAGTTAAGCAACTAGTCTTTAAGCTATTTTTTAGACAAATAAAATAAAACAAACAAACCAAACAAACCAAACAAACCAAACAAACCAACCCAAAAATAAAATAACACCTATATTATATGACTGGTATTTTTACAAATTTTTACAGTAACATTACAGCGGATTTTTTAACAAGTCTTATTCTTATATATGGATCTATCCTTATCTTTTTTAATTTCAAAAGAATCATGCGCTTACATTACTATGCAAAAATATCTATTCTACTAACATTTGTAATTGCCTGTGGAACACACGCTTTAATGCATTTAGCCGAAATGCCAAAAGTGCCTACAGAAGTCCCATTACCTGCAAAGGTATTGGATTCGCAAATAAATAAAACGACAATGAAAATGAAGAATATGAATATGAATATGAATATGAATATGTAAAAAAAATATATTTGTAATGTATAATACGTGATAAATAATGGATAGATATGAAAAGTTTATAAGTTTTTTAATCTTATTAAAAGTATTATTCGTTATTTTAGCGCTTCTTCATTTTTACAACCACACAACAGGAAGAGCCAACTCGCAAGAAGATAAAAACATTGTTTATTGGAAAGATCGCATAGAATTTGTATTCACCATTGGTATGGCACTCCTTCTTTTATATGTCTTCAGTCCTAAAAGAAGAGATACACAAGTGATTACCAAAGAAACAAAAATACTTTTCTTTATGTTTGGTTTCGTCTTGATACTTACCGCAAGATGGGAGAATTTTATCGAGACAAGCAGATGGTTTAAACTTTTACAAGGCGCTTTTCGATAAAAAATATTCTTTTTATAGTATATGGTTTTACCAAACAAATCACTTGCATTTCATAAAAAAATGAAATGCAAAAGAAGAACCTTAACAAAAAGAAGAAGAATCTCGACAAAAAGAAGAAGAACTCAAACAAAAAGAAGAAGAACCCAAACAAATAAGAAAATGAATATTAGAGGAGGAGACCGACCAAATCTAGGAGCACAGATCGGGCAAGGAAGCCACGGCACAATATTCATTTTAGAAGACAACCCATCATTTGTGGTGAAAATTTTTCAAAATCGTTCCATGCGCCGCGAAAGTTTGTGCAAAAAAATAATAGAACGATACAACAACGTCTGTGACGAGGTTTCCATGGAATATGTCATGCAAGAAATCATTCGCGAAGGCTTTGAAAAACATCCGCATTTCCCTATTCACGTTCCCAAAGCGAGCAATTTTGAAACCGCCCAAACAGAATGTTTTTACAAAATGGAGCGAATTTATCCATTATCGGGTTATGAAGAACTCTTGTTACCGGACATGACTGTCGCAAGATTTTCGTCACCAAGATCCAATAAAAATTTGGGACGAACCATGGGGTACGAAGAAATATCTGAAATTTTGGACATCTCTCCACAAACATTAGCAGGGTTAATTGGACAAATGTTTCACATACTGCAGTTTGAATTGAACGTCGATGGATATGACTGCGAGTTAATATTGGGTAGAACAAGCGAACACGACGAAACTCCTAAACTGTTCCTAATCGATTTCGACAAAGTGAATTGTTTTGTCTTTGATTTACACCAAGAATTGTACAGAAAAGAAAGCGAAGAACGCTTTTACAAATACGAAATTACAAATCCCAAAAAAATGGCTTCTTGGTTGTATTCATCCATGTTCAGTATGTCACTCTTGCCAACGGATCCTATGTTGAAAGAATCGTTTATACGTACTTATTGCAATGAAAACTATCGTCCAAAAAATGCATTCGAACTAGAAACGATTGAATTTATCAAAAGATACATAGATGAATACGCAACTTCATAGTCGTTGTCCAACTTTGTAGTCGTTGTCCAACTTTGTAGTCGTTGTCCAACTTTGTAGTCGTTGTCCAACTTTGTAGTCGTTGTCCAACTTTGTAGTCGTTGTCCAACTTTGTAGTCGTTGTCCAACTTCATAGTCGTTTTCTCTGTCCCACATAACCCGCAGCTGAACGCCCTACCAAACCCACATCGGTGTGAGGCTTGTAAATATACGTACGTTTGCTAATTGTATAACACAAATTGCTAGAACAACCGTTGTACATTTTATTATAAGGCAGGTTCGTAGTGTCAAAAAGAGTAATAAAATTTGTAGCTTTGTTCAATCGATTGGATGGATACGAAGTGATATTCGAAGTGGAAGTATTTCCAGAAAGAAGATGCAGTTGCATTGTATTATATTATACTAACTATATTATAATATATCATATCAAATTATATTATTGTTCATATAATAATATAATATAACATCATTTTTTATTTTCCACACCCACCACATCTTGCAGAAGGTCCCATGATGCGCGCAACCATGGAACCATTCAAAGCACGAGCAGGTCCATGCAAAGTTTGTTGTTGTCTGTTTTGATTTTGTTGATAAGCAAGAAGTTGCCCATAATTCACATTGGAATTCTGAATCAAAAGTCCCATCGTCTTTCCCATGTTATATTATAATAAAGCCGAATATTTTAATTTGATTTTTATATAAATTTCCACCTTTGGACCTTTTTTAAGCAAAATTATTTCTACCTTTAAAAAAAATGGTCCTATCTCCTAAAGAACGGGTTCGTCCGGAATATATTCTGGATACAAAGGAGAAGCATAAAAATCGTTTGAAGTAGATTGTCTTACTAAAAAGCCTGATGGATAGGTTTGTGAATTAACTTGGCCTCCACAGTTGCAAGCATAATAAGGAAGCAACTGAGCCATTGACTGCAATTCAACCAACCCGTTGTCGAACTGAATTAAATAGGTAGAATCATTGTACTTATTCAATATCAATGCACGAATATACAAATTGGGGTTGCCTCGTTGAACAGCGAATACATATTCTCCTTCTTCGAAACTAAATGTAGCCGTTGGATAAGGTTGGTAAAAAGGATTATTATAGATTTGCGCATTGCTTTGAATTGGCACAATCGCGCCATTCAAATGTTCTTGTTTGAAAGACATGCTTACATTTTGTTGCGAAGCATCGTAACCACTTTCAACCACCTTTTCATCTATCGAAATGGGACAATTGCATCCAGTAACAATGTTTGTTTTCAATGTTTTACCACCATATACAGGGTAAGCGCGGTTAAAAGGAATCACTGGAACCCCGTATCCTGGTGGAACCACACCTCTTCGCAATGGTCCGCGACCTTTCAACCGATTTAAATACCGGTCGTACGAATTATGTTTGATGTCACAACCCACACCACCAGGTGATTGGCAGCCGGGTCTGCTTGAGGTGACCGACGTGTGTTTGCGATTCAATGCGCAATTGGTGCCTGTAGGAACAACTGTTTTTTGCACACTGGGCACGACACGGTCACTCATCTGGTTCCAACCCACATTATGTGTGCCAGGACCTGGCTTTTGATACACCGTCAAAGGGCCTAAATTGGCTGTGTATAAAGAAGCATAAACGCGCACCGTGTTCTGAATTTGTTTCAAACGTTGGTATTGATTGGCTGGAGTGTTGGAAGTCAAATTGGTGTCACATGAGCGCGCGCGATAATAAAAAGCGGGAAGACCCAGCAACTTACTAGGATTATTGAAGACAATGCTGGTTTGAGATGCAGGAATCATATATATATATATTTGGTTTGTTATTATTTTTTTCTATACAAATATTCAATAAAATTGATTCTTTTAATAATCTCTTTTAATAATCTAATTAACTCACCTATAAATACATACTATGCAAAACAAAATGGAATCCGTTTTAAAACAACTTCCTTTACAATGTCAATTTTGTGGTAAAGGGTATAAATCCCGAAACAAAATGGAAAAACATTCACAACTTTGTGAGATTCTTTTTAAAACAAAAAACAACAAGAAAATTACTGTAGAAGAAGACGATGAAATACCCTCTTCAAGACGTTTGTATCAACTGTTGTTGGAACTGGGGCAAAAATACAATCGCTTGGAAGAAAAAGTGGATGAAATGAACAAGTGGGTTGCGAAAAAAAAGAAAAAGATCAACATTGTCGAATGGTTGAATGCAAACAGAACCCCAACCACCTCTTTCACATCATTTCAAGAAGAAATATATATTGAAGTAGAAGAAGACATCCAGGATTTGTTTCAGCTTTCCTTCTTTGAACTCTTTGACAAAATCCTAACACGTGCTCTTTTTCCTAGAGAAGAATCCGACCGACCTATTCTTTCCTTCCAACAAAAATCTAACCAATTTTATATTTATGAACCAGTGTCAGGATCAGGAACAGGACAAGGTTGGCAACCAATGTCAAGAGAAAAATGCGTTCAGTTTGTCAATCGGTGCCATCGCAAATTGTCAAAAGCATTATCAGAATGGAAAAAAAACAACACACAACATCTAAATCAAGACGATCGCAATTCTATCCAGTACGATAAAACGATGGCGAAATTGATGGGTCTCGACTGGAGAAACGAAACCACCTTTAGCAAAGCCAAACATGTTTTGCACAATCTTGTAAAAACCGACGTAAAAAATATAATTGAATATGAAATCGAGTTTTAGCTTTTCACAATATTAACGATAAAATGATAAAAATGATAAATAATATTTTTTAACTATAAAAAATAAAAAATAAAAATATTCGAATAATATAAATGAAAACTAAAAGATACACCAAAAAACGTAGGCATCATTTTCATAAAAAGATGCGAGGAGGTGATCCGTTGGAAATTACATACGAACAAGTGGAAGGATGGGTGAGGGAAGGATATGCCAGAGTGCGAACAAGCGGACAAAGAACAGCTGAATTATTGGTGGGTGCTATTATGGCGGAAGCATTGCGCACTCTTTTATTAGATCCCAGCACAGCTCAGGCCGCGAATTCATTGATGACGCTCGTTGGATCATTGCTTCAAGTTATTTTTTTCGGACTGCGTGTCAGCGCCAATGTAACCACATCCACCTTGGGAACTATTGCAACCAGCGCATTAACAATGACCTCTGATGCGCTTTCTACATTGTACAATGCTGCGTCTGGAGTGGCTCAATTGTGCCAATCACACCCTGTAATATCAGCTAGTATTGGTTCTGCCGCCTTCACTGGGATCGCGTTAGAACGTGAATACATCCGAGATGCTATTAATTTCACGCAAGACAATGGAATGATAAATACGGTTACATACGCGCTTTACTATTTGCTCATTCGTTCCGGTGCTTGTGTGGATAGGACATTCGCGAATCGCAGAGCATTACCACCGCCACCGGATGAATTAGCCGCGTTTTTGGATGAGGTCGAAGTCCATTCAAATGCGGTTTCACAAAGAAGCACTCCTCCCGGAAGTCCAGAAGGAAGTCAAGCCTCTCAAGTAAGTGTGCAGTCAGATATTATGGCAGGACCTGATTTGGATCTGGCACAGTTACAATATGCAGCTGAATTGGCTCAAGAATTACACGATGATGTAGGGCGTCTCATTGCAAGCGTCACTGGTAAAAGGGCAAGACTGGATGAATTGTTGTGGGATTCTGCTTCTCAAAATGCGGCGTCCATGTCAGAATATTGCCTTTCTAATTCAAACAAAAGAGGAAGATTTGACCGATCATCATCATCATCATCATCAATGCCAGCAGGATTAGCTGCAGCATCTAGTTCTCAATCATCAAGATCTTCTTCTCCCACTTCATCAATAAGTTCCGTTGCAAGCGCTGTTGTCGGACGGGTGAGAGAAGCATTGAGTCAAGGATCTTCTTCAGCCAAATCGGTGCCGCCCAGCCCCTCACCACGCACGGACAATCCTCCTGAAGAAAAAGGAGGCACACGAAGACGAAGAAGACATCGTAGAAAATCCACCTTTTAGGGGAACCAATATTCCACTACGCCTAAAAAGGTCGTCTTGAGCTTTGCAGTTCCTTTGACCCTCCTCTATAACCAAAATTATATCTATTCAAATATCCAATAGTTTGAATTAATAAAAATATATTTGTCCTAAATATATTTTTATTACTTATTTCAATATATATATATTTATACAATACAATGGTTTTTTAATGTTTTTATAATGTTTTTTACAATATTTAATCTCCAAAATATACAAATGAAATTTAATAAGTTGAATAATTTGTCGAAATCAATCTTTTTTTTTATTATATCAGCTTTAATACTGGCAACGCTTTATTATTTGATCAAACATTTGCAAACAAATGCAAATAAATACAAATACAACCCGAATAAAAATAAAAAATACATATTTTCTTACGGATCATTGACAAATTTGTATATACAAAAAGTGTTGTTAAAACACATAAAAACCCTTCCACCCAAAGCTATTTTGTCGAAAGAGTCTGGATACAAAAGAATGTGGGTAGAAGAAAAAAATAATGGAGTCTCACTGGGAATATTTAAAACTGACAACCCTGGAGACATAAACGGAATCATTCTTGAATTTGATGAGTCTCAAATGGCGGATATTGATAAGTATGAAAAGGCTAGAACCCATCACATTAAAGAAAAAATAAGTTGGACCCATGTAAAAGTCGCGAACAAATCTGCTTATGAAAAGAATGACCTCTATATTTATGTTATAAACGAACAGCCGCACAAAGCGAACATCGTAGAAAAAATGCCTAACTTATATGCACAAAACGTGATGGAAGGATTTAACCGATATGGTGAAGATTATCTGGATTTATTTTTATCTACGACAGAATAATATCAATCAATTTACCGTTTGCAACTTACCAATTGTCTTTTTATCAAAAAAGGCAGATACAATGTTAAACAATTGCGCAAAAATAAAGGGTGGTTTGTAAAGAAAACATTTGTCCAACTTATCTGCAAACATGTTCTTGAATGTTTCCGATATTTTCACAATAAAAGGATAGTATTTTTCCATATCGCTTATGCTGAGTGACTTGAGATACATGTGCATAATAAAAAAATCATTATACTTCAACGCGGATTCAATGATATTCATTACATGATGAATCATAAAATCAGTGTCAAAGCCATTCCAAGTAGAAAGCAATTTGAAATACCGAAAATCAATAACCACTTCTTTGTCTGCATTCACATGGCAAAAAGAAGACATGAATTCAGATAAAGACTTGTTCGCAATATTATTTTTGTTCATCATTACAGTATTTTTATTATTTTTATTATTTTTATTATTATGATTGTTCTTGTTTATAAATTGTTCATCGTTCAAAAAAAAGGTTTTCATTCTTTCACACTTTTCAGAATAATCAGTAGTAGTAGCAAGACCCTCGCTTAACATTAAAATATAATATACTTTCACACTATTTTTTATATTGATTTGTAGATAAATCAATATAAAGATCTAGAAAACAACCGCGCAATAAAAGAGCAGATCTCTCACTCTCTCTAGACATTATATTTTGAAACAAATTCTTCCACTCCGAGAATCGGAATACCCAATCTTTTTGCTTCTTCCAACTTTCCAGTCGTCTCCAACTTTCCAGTCGTCTCCAACTTTCCAGTCGTCTCCAACTTTCCAGTCGTCTCCAACTTTCCATTCTTCGTAATCAGCAGAAATGTGTTTTTTCCCACGGTCGCCCCCTGTTTAGCACCCACACGCTGCAACAGATCAACCACTACTTTATCACGCGTTCCCGTAAGCACCACCGTTTTTCCAGACAAAGGATGACCTTGGACGATTACAACCTCTTTTTTTCCCGTTTCAAACATTTTCTTCTCCTGTCCAATGTCTTTCAGAAAGGAAGTAAAGAGAGAAATATGCGAAACAAATGCTTCTGCAGAAGTGGAGCCCATCCCTTTTATTGCAGCGATTTGTTCTACTTTTTGGTTTTCTTCTACTTTTAGTTTCCCGTCAAGCAGTATATGCGGACACGCCTCCCAAATAAGTTCCAACTTTTTCAGACTGAACCCCCGCCCAAAAAGATTGGATCCCGCCATCAATGTCACAACGGAAGCTTCTTCCAACTTCTCTCGAATCCCTTGACACAATTTTGAAGCCATTTTATTTTTAAAACCAGGAACTTGCAGAAAATCTTCCTCCCTCATTGAAACGATTTTCGCAATCGAATCAAACCCTGCTTCCACAATGCGCGCCACATTTCCTTCACTCAGCCCCTCCACGCCGATCCCGCGAAAAAATCCGGCAATGTTTTTCTCTCTAACTGTTTCATTTGACTCTACATTTTCCAACAAAACATCTACATGCGTAGCATTCCAAACAAAAGGAACATCAGGCATTTTCACTTCCGACGCTGCTGCCACCACTTGCCGAATGTGTGGAATCACATCCCCGCTGCGAACTAGTTCTACAACGGCTCCTACTCCAATGCCGTTTTCCAGAACAAATGCTCCGTTAAATCCAGTTGCATATTCAATGCGAACGCCGCCCAAATGAATGGGTTCAATTTGTATGCGCGGTTTCAAATACCCGTCCTTGCTCGGCGTCCAAATTACATCCACCACTTTAGCTTCCGCCACTTGTTCCGACAAGACCATCTTGAACGCAAAGGCATGTTCGGGATTACCTTCTTTCCTCTCTTTGATTATTACATCCTGTGTAACAATAACGCCATCTATTTCATAAGAATAATTAGACCGCCAATCTACTAGCGCCGCCGACAACAACTCGTTGGACAACGACGCCACCTTTTTATAAAAAACGCATTCTGTATTCTCCAATCCTTGTAAAAAATCTAATTGTTCTGATGGTATCACACCAGCCGGTACAATGAGTTCATAGGCGACAAAATGCACATCCGCAATTGCGTCACTAATCGTCTTTTGATTGAGAATGCCGGCCACCATGTTGCGTGGATTAGCAAACAAATCTTTATATTTAGCGTGAAATACCGATTTTGGAATAATGAGTTCGCCGCGAATCACGAGTCCAGCCTTTTTTTTCGGCAAACGCAAATAAGGAATGAAATGACTGATGTCTTGCCCTACTTTTCCATCACCGCGGGTGAAAAGTTTCTGCACACCATTTTTCTCACAAATGTAGAGACCACTCACGCCGTCCAATTTGCACGAAAGCACATACGGCCCCGAATATCTCCCCATCCACGAAGCTAGAGCACCGGTGTCTGGCTTGATTTTATTCATGGAACCCATGAAGTAAGGAAGCGTGACTTTGTTCCGCTCCACGGGGGCGCCGATTGCAACCACGTTTGAACAATGCGCCTCAGCAAATTCTTTGACAATATCGTATTCATTATCGGTAAAAAAGGGTTGCTGATTATAATAGGCCTTGTTTGCCTCTTTTAAAACCAATACAAATTCTTCTTTTAACCACCCTTTCAAAACACTAATGCCTTTTTTTTTGAATTCGGAAATCTTTGTTGCAAGCAGCATCTATCTTTATCTATTCAGTAAAGAAGAAACATTTAAACCGCTTTACAAAAAAATATTTGCATATTTTATATGGCTGATAAAAAAGAAGAAATGTTTCGCGAATTGAGAAAGATACTTGCAAAAAATGAACAAATCCCGAGGGAAATGGTTAGTAAAATTATGGAACGTATGCCGATGTCGAGTCAATCAGTCCTATCAGATGCGTATGCAAAAATAAGAGGAAGTGCAGATAATTTAGAACAAAATATGAAGGGGTCTCCCACCCTTGTGCATGACAAAGAAATATTGGAACACGCTGTGAATGAAATGTTGCCGCGTGAAATTGAAGACAAAAGACGACAATTAGCATCGTGGCAATATTATTTTAGTCCTAAGTCTAAAAAAACGTTGCATGATGAGATAGATAAACTAGAAATGTTGCTAGAACATGCTAGAAGACATTTGGAAATTTATGACAGTCCATCACTCATGAAGGAACTTCAATACCGACCAAGAAAACCTGCATTGCAAATGCTAGAAGGCACAGACTGGGATAGAAGAAATCCTATTCATCATTATCTTGGTGATGAAAACGTGGCGCGAGACATATCTAGTTATCTTGGTGGAAAGAGGAGAACTAAAAAAAGCAAAAAAACAAAAAAACATAACAAAAGCAAAAAACATAACAAAAGCAAAAGACAGAGCAAAAAATAGACTAGTTATAATTAAATTATCAACCTTTGGAAAAGGTTGAGCCAAATTTTTTAAATATTAATACAATCTTTGGCTCCACTTTGCATTTAAGAAAGGTAAAACCAAAATAGTGTTTGGCTCCACCTTTTCTAAAGGTGGAAAGGTTGTTTTGGCTCCACCTTTTCTAAAGGTGGCAAGGTTGTTTTTGGCTCCACCTTTTCTAAAGGTGGAAAGGTTGATTTGGCTCCACCTTTTCTAAAGGTGGAATTAAACGCAATCCGCCACATCCATGTATCGCTCGCAGTCCTCCATTTCCTCCAGTAGGTCGTCAATCACGTCTTCAATGAGTCGCAGCGGCATAGGGGCTTGAATCGCTCGCTTTAGTTCCTCCGATTCAAGCTGGAGTGAGGCGATTTCGCCAAAATGCACTGCAGTTGGACAAAGAGGATAATCTTCTACAATAATTCGCCCAATTTCTTGAACGCGTTGTTGCGCTTCCTCGCGTGTCAGATAATGCTCCTCATCATCATTCTTCAAGTCACGAATGTAGCGATCTTCTTCGACATAATCTTGGTCTTCCACTGCGTCCACCGCTTCGCAAAGCTCCTTATTCTGCAATTCTCTCTCTAACAAAGCAATTTCTTCTTCCAAAAAGACCATCTCGCGTGTCATTCGCTCCAACTTAAAAATCTCTTTGCGCGACAGTGCGCCACAGTCTTCGTATTCTGCCAACGAATCTCTAAGCTCTTCTACGCGGAGCTTTGCTTTGTTCAGATTGCCGGTGGCGCAAAAGGGCAACAATCCTTTTTCTCCTTCTCCTTCTTCTGCATACCCTACCGAAGAATAGTAGCTCTGCAAAGCCTTGACACATTCATGGTAATTTCTGATGCTGTCCAACCACGATTCGTCGTTTTTTTTTAGTGCATCCCTGTATATCTGGTAAGTATTGCAATAGTTTTCCCAAGCGTCATCAACGACTGGGCGCACACGAAGCACTAGTGCTGCTGCAACTTGATGTGGTTCGCCCAAATCAAGGCACGGTTTGCGCCCATTAATTACGCGCTTCTTGCCACTGTTGGGCAAAATGACCCAGAACCAAGGGTCATCATACACAAGCTTGGCTTCCACCTTCGGATCCATGACGCGCGTTTGAAAATTGGTGGCGACCGGCGTGTTGAACCACTGAGCAAAATGAATGTACGCAGAATTGTATTCCTTACCTTGGCGGTCGAACTTCGCCACAAAATCGACTCTACTTATATTGCCGATGTCAAGATTGCGAAATATTCTGCTAATTCTCTCCTCATCAATGTTGGGAAACACGTGAGGGATGTATAAACTAAGGGTATTATCAACGGGGAAAGCGTTCATATTCATATTCATATTCATATTTAAATTAAACTTTAACTTTGGGAATTTGCACGTTACGGTGAGATTGGAGTTGAATGTGCATTACTTTTAATTATGTAAAAAGATTTCAATTTTTTCTAGGGGAACCAAGGTTCCGCAACGCCAGTCCCTTTGGCCCTAGGACCCCCTCCTTTTCCACCTTTAAGAAAGGTCCAAAGGGACTGGCGTAGCGGAGCCAAAACAACCTTTAAGAAAGGTTGCGCCAAAACAAATTTGATTTTACCTTTTTCAAAGGTAAAGTTGTTTTGGCTCCGCTACGCCAGTCCCTTTGGACCTTTTTCAAAGGTGGAAAAAAACTTGTATCGAGAACTTACTTAAAAAAACGGAATCATATACACATATGGAAAATTCTGATGAATTGTATAAAATACGAGTATTTGACGACGGTAATCAAAAATACCAATATGTAACAAATGAGTGGATAATTACATCAAGAAGTGATGGGAAAGTATCTTTGAAAAATGTAAATGGTCGAGATGTAATAACAAGTATTTCTTCTTGGAAAATAGACCCTATAGAAGATTTTGAGTAAGACAAATCATAATACACATCATAAGACAAATCATAACACAAATACAATATTGTAAATATGGTTTAAATACATAACAGATATAATAATTATAATAACATTATGGACAACAACGAAGCATACTATATTTTAAATGTATTGAATATTTATTACAATGAAACAGAACATTACACGTTGATACTAGACAAAAGAAGCAGTTACTTTTATTACTCTTGTGATGAAGATGATATTTTGTATGAACAGTCCCTTGCTGAGGAAAAAAAACATCAATTAATGGTTAGGAAGAGTCCTATCGTTATATATGAAAACTCTCAATTCAGTAAATCTCTTTGCGAAACAAAATACAAAGACCTTGTTGAAAATTTGATACATAAAAATGATAAATCATGGGAGGACATTACAAAGATTGTAAAAGTGGAGCGAAAAATTGAAGTCAAACAATTAACCATTGTGAATGGTAAGTTTCAAATCCACCTTTAAAAAAGGTTGAGCCAAAGTTTGGTTTTACCTTTCTCAAAGGTAAAGTGGAGCCAAAGTTTGGTTTTACCTTTCTTAAAGGTAAAGTGGAGCCAAACCAACAACCTTTGAAAAAGGTTAAGCCAAAGTTTGGCTCCACCTTTCTTAAAGGTGGAAGAAAAAATTGATTCTCTTTTCCTAACTTTATGCAAACTATATTTAAAATACTTCCCGATCAATCATTATCATCAATATCCCGGCATCCCTATAAAAATATGACAATCATTTTGTTCAATTTCTTTAGTCTTTTGCCTGAAGAAATTCAACGCATCATTCTTGAATTCAATCCGCATCGTCGCCTCTTGTGCAATGAAATGCGGCTCTTTACGCCTTATTGGTTCGCAAGAAAAGGTTTGTACACACAACGGTTCTTCATGAGCCCGGAAGATGCACAACTTATCAAAAATAAATTAGAGTGTGTCTACAATATTTCTTTAGCGGGATCTTGCGACAACTGCAACAAACTCAAGACGCCGAGTCTGATGCTGGAATACATTGCCCCAAGCAATGACGAAAATTGGGGCGGACTGTTTTGTGAAAGTTGTTTGAACGCAGTAATTAAAAGTGACGAAATTTTGAGACAAATGTCTAACCACATCCACATCGACCTTTAAGAAAGGTCCAAAGGTGGAAAAGGAGGGGGTCTTATGGGCCAAAGGGACTGGCGTAGCGGAACCTTGGTTCCCCTAAAAAAATTGAAATCTTTTTTCATAGTTATAAGATAAGTATTCTAACAAATCAAATTCAAATCAATTGACAAACATTTATTCCAATTTAAAAAATGTCTTCCGCTAATGAACCCGTTATGTGTCCGATCTGCATGGATGACATGCCATCCGACTTTTCAAAAAATTGTACTACTACTGAATGCGGACATTGTTTTCATACTGGCTGCCTTCTACAAAACGTCTTGCGTAACGGATTCGGTTGCCCTTACTGCCGCGAACAAATGGTCGATGAACCTGCGCAACTACCAGAGGAATATGAAGATGAACTCGATAATTTTTCAGAAATCACCAACGAAGAAGAAGACTACACTCTTACCAGCATGCGGATGTTGTTCCAGCGCGCAGAAAATGAGGAAGTAGAAGAAGAACCGGAGGAGGAAGAAGTAGAAGTAGAAGAACAAGTAGAAGAAGAAGATCCCATTCCTCCCTTCGATCTCCTTGTTCGCAAATTACAGGGACAAGGAGTCACCTACGAAGAATTAGTGAAATACTCACTCTTGGAACACGACGAGTTTTCCTACAATCCCGAATATGACGCCATCGCAGAAAATATTTTCGCAACCATTCGCATCGCCATTTCCAACTTCAACAACCGCGGAAATGCAACAACTAGTTTAGATCCTCGTTTTCAAAATGTCTTCACAACCGCATTCATGCCTGATTATGCCAGCATGTTTACAGCCCGTGAGTTGAAAGCCATTTGCCGAGAATACGGCATTCGTTATACGAACACTCGCCAAATCCCCGACATTCTCTCCAGCATTTGGAGTCGCCATCATGCTGGTCAAATCATTTAAAAAAAAATAATCTTTGTCATTTGTATTCTTTGTATTTTGTGATCAATCTAAAAATATGTATTTCTAAAACATGTAATTAATTTAATTATCATCCTCTTTTTTTTCACTTGAAACAACACGAGCCTCTGCACAAATAAAATCACCAACACCAACGTTTGTTGCATCCCCATCAATTGGCACAGCTACAGCTACAGCTACAGCTACAACAGGCTCACAAGTTTGTCTCTTTTCCAACTCCTCATAAAAGATCTTTACTTTTTTATTGATTTTTATTCTTCTCGCATCGAACGAAGACAAGTACAATCCATCAAGACTTTTCACGCGCGACAACGCGACATAGGTTTGTCCGCATTCAAATATAGTGTCTCCCGCATCGATTTCTGCTGCGTCCAATGTAGCACCTTGGGATTTATGAATCGTCAATGCCCAAGCCAAAATGAGTGGTACTTGTGATACACCAATGCCCGGTATTTTTTCACTTACCCACACATGCGGCGTCATGACCATACTAACTCCATTGTTGAATTTGACACGCGGACACCCCGTCACTCCGCAAAATCCTTCCACAATGCCCTGACTTCCGTTGCACAATTCAAACCCACGATCTGATTGCACGTTGATGATACACATGACCTGTGAGCCGACTTTCAACTTCAGCTCCTTGTCGCACAATAAATTCCCAGTCAAATAATCCAATTCACGTTGGATTTCTGCATCACTAATCCCTAAACGAAGAGCGCGTTCGCCCCGCGTCATTTCCAAGTCTTTTACATAACGCAGTGGAAAGTCTTTCACATCACCTGTCAAAAGCGACATTTTCAAATGATTAATATTTTCTACCTTGTTTCGAGTTGGGAATAATTTTGTCGGTTCTACGACCAACGCAGGATCGCGTTCTCTACCCACATACGACTCCAACAATGCATTGGCACTCTTTTTAATGACTCCCTTCCTGATTTGGTTCAATATATCGGCGTATTTTGCATCGCTTTGCCGAAATATTTTGACTAGCACAATTTGACAAGATACTGGAAAAACGATGTTCCAATCCTCTGATTCAAAACAAAATTGCTGAGTCTCGGGTTCGTCACGATTGCCCACGGGAGGCAACTGGTAAAAGTCTCCCAAAAAGATTACCTGAATGCCACCAAAGGGACGACTGTTCCCTCTCACCGCTTTCCCAATAGCGTTCAACAGGTTGAAGAGTTTCAGCGACAACATACTCACCTCATCCACCACCAAAATATCTGTTGCCTTCCAAACAGCCTTGGCAAATTTGTTTTTTTTAATTTTATTGACAAGTTCCTCCATCGAACCATTACCGAGGCCGATGCCCGCCCAAGAATGCAACGTTTTAGCTTTACAACGTAATAACAAAGCCGCACACCCGGTTAAAGCGCATACTTGTATTTCTTTTTCTTTTTCCAATGCATCCTGATATATTTTTTTGATCAATTCCGATTTTCCTGAGCCACCAGGTCCCGTAATAAATACATTCTTTCCCTGAATATATTTATCAAAAGCCAAATGTTGTTCTTTTGAAAGTTCCATATTTATTCATATATGAGTATTCTTTTATTATGGTTTCATAATCATTTTTTTTTTAAAGACTCATCACCTGAAAAATTACTATGTACTTTTTGCATTTTTTGCACATTTACTTTATCTCTCTATACTTTACAAACAAAATACAAATGAATTTTGACTTGAATATTGATAATTACACAAAGGACGAACTATTGGAAATGTTCGGACTTCCCTCAAACTACGATCTTGTCGCTTTAGAAGGAAGAGAAATGAAATTGAGAGAGAATATTTTGAACAATCGCCAAATAAGTAATGAAACGCGAACCAAAACTTTGAATTTTTTAGCACAATCAAAAAAACTATTGCTTTCATTGCCCGCACCACCTGCTCTTAATTTACCGCACCTAAACGCGATCGGAAAAGATTTGTTAAATGCGACTGAATCTATTTACCACATGAATCAACAAATGAAATCTGTTCCATTACAAGCAAGCACCGAGCATATGGTGCAAGAGCGTCCTTCCGCACCTTATGTTTCCTCATACCCAAAGGACTATTTTGATGGCATAATAAATCCACTATTTCGAACAACTATTTTAAAGAATTTAAACATAGACACGCGATTCAGAGAGAACTATTACACAACACTCTCTACCAATTTCAATTCATGTCTTCCCACAACATTTAACAATGTTCTTGCAATGGAATTAAGCGCCATTGAATTGCCCGAAAGTATATACACTATTTCTAAAAAATACGACAATAATTATTTTACTATCATAGTAAATGGAGAAGCCAAAATAGTAACCATCCCTGACGGTTCGTATTCGAATAATGGAATCATTACATCGATAAATAGCGCACTTTCAAGTTTAGGAGGAAATTTTGCTTTCGTAACTTTTACTGTCAATATTAACACTTTGTCCAAGACGTTAGATCTAGGTGAAACGAATGGATCCGGACAGGTCATCGTAACAGTAGATGCTACTTCTGATATCCAAACTATTACGATTAATTTTCAAGCAGACAGACGTGGCATTGATGACCGAAATACACCTCTTCCACTCAAACTTGGATGGATATTGGGATTTAGAAATGGCATTTATGAAAACAATTTGAACTATGTTTCAGAAGGGGTGATTGACGTATTAGGTCCTAAATATTTTTTTCTAGTTATAGATGACCACAATAACAATGTAAACAATGGGTTTTTTAGCGCTTTCAATTCCTCCGTATTGAACAACAATATCTTAGCACGCATCTCCTTCAGCACAACGAGCACTTTAAACGGCATTGACGCTTACCCCGTAAAACCAACGGCACCGATAAATTTACTCACTTCCAGAAGACAATATTTTGGTCCGGTAAACATTACTGCTATAACCATCCAATTGGTGGATCGATATGGAAGAATCGTAGATTTGAACAATATGGATTTTAGTTTTTGTTTGAGTTTGACAACGGCTTACGATGTATAATACACCAGCGCCTTTCAAAAAAAAATAATATTTGAATAAATTATACATACACAATGTCACCATATCGATCCTTCAACTCAAAAGCAAGTAGAGCATTTGGGCAATTCAGTGAGCCGGATGATGCGGGCAACTATATTTTAAACAAAAAAGCAAAAGCTACATTTTGCAAAGCAAATCAGTGCATTCCAAGTAGAACAGTTGCTACACAAGGAAACCTACTCTTGTTAAGACAATCCAATACGCTAAAATATTATAATTATGATAATAGTTTCAACAAAGCAAATCTAAACATCAATCTTTTAACAAAACTCAACTTGAAAAATGTTACGGTTTTAGAAGAAATCAACAATGTGCCCAATACACCTTACCTCAATTACAATATTGATCCACTAGGCCAATTGTTCGGCAACACTCCTTGCGGTGCCAACAATTATGTCTCCTACATGGTCTATAATCCACCCAATTCTTTACCTACACCTACTACACCAATGGAAGATTCTTCTACTTCTACCAGTACATAACCGCGTAAAGAACGCTGCTAATAAAGAGTGAGCCAAATAAAAAGCTTACAATACTTCCTTTTTTTTGTCCAATTGGTGTCGGTAATAAGATCACTGATTTTGGTGCCACATCTATAACCGTTGTATAAGACTCCGCGCGGACTACCGCCTTGTCTAATTTATAAAAACTATTTTTGCATTTTTTTATTTCTGGCTTGGGCTTGGACATGCAAATATAGACCTTTTGTTTTTTAACATCGCGATTTTCAATATCAATAAAAAACCCCCATCCATTTCCAAAGTCCTGCATCATGATAGACGCTTTTATATTTACTATGCACTTACTAAATATAAAAGTATTGAAAATTATTTCAATTTTTTTATATATCAACGTTTCTCTTCAACATTCTTGCTGCCTTTCTCGAGACAGTGCGGTATTTTTGCCCTTTTGTTCTATATTGGCGCGCTCGAATGTAAGCCGCATATACGCCCTTGGAACTTATTTTGCATGTGTTTTTTTTACAAATAGGGAATGACTTGTTCGGTCCAAGAAAACATTTTCTTCCACACCTCTTTAACATCACCGTGCGTTGATGAACTCCTGGTTTCATGTTTTTCCATCCGCGAGTCGCTGCACCTCTTCCTCGTCCTCTTCCAATTCCTCTTCCTCTTCCTGTTCTGCGTGTTTTAGACATTGTACTATATTATAGGTCTAGACAAAATTCAACTTATCCCATTTTTAATCGACCCAATGTATAACCCAACGTATAACAAATTATATTACTATATATTATAAACAGTAAAAAGGATGGAAGACGAAAATAATGAGTCAATGATGTTAAACGATGATGAACATAAACCATTTTCTCCTATGCGAATTAAATCGGAAGAAAACATTGTCCTACATGCTAAACGCCCAAGCACAACAGAGAGTGATCGTGAAAGCGAAGCAGAAGAATTAGAGAGCGGGAGTCACCCCAGTGATGCCTCCGGAAACAAAGTAAATCCCAAGATTACTTTTAAAAAATACAGCTACAAAGAAGTGGAAGAATCCATCGATGAAAACTATTTTGAAAAAACGCACCAATATTCAAGCTCGCTCGATATTTTAGCAAGTTATTTGAAGGGGCAAAAACTCATTTACATGGAGTCAAAAGCCTATTGTGAAACCAAATTAAATTACTTGATGATGCCTGCCATTTTGCTTTCCACTGCTGCAACCGTTCTCGCTTCCATTGTAAAAGATTTGTACTGGGGAGCTTATATGATTGCCGGTGTGAATGGACTTATTGCTTTTTTACTCGCATTAGTGAATTATTTCAAATTAGACGCTGCATCTGAAGCGCACAAAATTTCGTCACATCAGTACGACAAACTGCAAACATCTATCGAATTTCTCTCTGGAAAGACATTACTCTTTAGTAATTCCATGAATGAAAAACCAAAGGAAGAGGAAGCCATTTCTTCTAGTTACATCCATGTAAAAGAAAATGCGGTTAGTAACAAGAATCAAAGCGAGCAAGATTTGGAAAAAAAGATGAGTGAGAAACTTTCCGATATTGAAAAAAAAATTAATGAAATCAAAGAGACCAATCAATTTATCGTCCCCAAAGACATACGCACGCTTTACCCTATTATTTACAACACCAATGTGTTTCTCATCATTAAGAAGTTGGAAGATGTGCGGAAACGAAAAATCAATAATTTGAAGGAAATTTATAATAAAAAGAATTATTTGGCGGCTGTCATGGAGGCTAAACGAAACAAAAACAAAACAAGTGTTGTGAAAAAATTGCAGAGAGAAATTAACTATTTATATGGAAAAAAAGAGCAGTATGTAAAAGAAATTCTCATTTTAAAATCCGCCTTCTCCATCATCGACGAAATGTTTGTAAAAGAAATGGAAAATGCGGAGATCAAAAAAAAATATTTTTTACAAAACTGGCTTCTGTGTGGGATAGGACTAGAAGACAAAATAAAAGATCCGCGTGAATTAAATGATTTTATCAAGGAGTTGATGTATCCTTATGGCACTAATGACGGAAAGGAGCTAAAGGGCAGCAAAATTGTGAGTGAATACGACAAAATCAGAATTGAAATTGACAAGAGCAATCAACAACATTTTGAAAAAACAAATCAACTCATTCAACGAAATATCGACGTTTCCAATCACATTTACGATAAAATGGAAAAAGGACAAACCAACAGTGCAGAAGCTTTGGAAGAAAGCAAGACATCTCAATTCTTTTCCAAAGTAGTCCGCCTATTTGGACAGGGTAGAAGAAATAAAATGGCTACAGCGATTCCTTTAACGCATGAATTTGTAGAAGAATTCCCTAGACGTTATAGTTCGCATCATTCGGATTCCGACGAATCATGTATGGACGCTGATGTGCAAAAAGGAAGTCGCCAGTAATTTGATTTGATTTGGTCAATATATACAACTTATTGCAATATATATTGAAGTATTGTCCGGCTTGCCGGAATCGAACCAGCGACCATTTGATTACTTTTTGAACAACTACAGTCAAATGCTCTGCCAACTGAGCTAAAGCCGGACTCCAATTTAAAGTATTAGAATGTCTTTAAATTGATTTTCAACAATTTGTTTTATTTGAGTCGAAACATTTTGTTCAACGAATGTTGTTGTTGCAGAGGAGCAGTGTAAATGGGTGGCGCATCCATTCCACTGCCCACACCAAAAAGCATCTTCTTGGGTTTTATTTGAGCAATTCTTTTTTGCGCTTGCACTCGTTTGATATGCTGTTCTATCAACATTTGTTTTAGTTCTTCTCTCGTTTTGGGAATTTTCACCTCCTGCACTTCATTGGGATCGCGATAATTCTTGAAATATTTATTGAAAATAGCACTGTTCTTCACTTGAGGATCGACGCCCACTTTTTTTACCGATGGATAAGGTGAAACCGATGGATAAGGAGACGAATTGTAAGAAGGAGAAGGAGACGAATTATAAGAAGAAGGTCCTGTTCCCTGACCCGTTGGCGTCATATATTGTAACACGCCTTGAGGATTCACGACCAAATTGATGGAAGAAAGGATGTCGTCGTACCCAAAGGTGACCTTTTTTTTAGGTTTTGCATCAGTATTTGGCTGTGCATCCCAATAATTATTTGTAGCTAAAGTATCCATTTCTGAAAATGTCAGATCCATGAATGAATGAATTATTAATTACTTCAGATATATTATTTCAAAAAGGATTCCGTAAATAAAAATATACTTTTTATATAAAACGACATGATGCAATCTTACCAAGGGGAGATTCAAACCGTGATCCAAGCAAATGGTAAAAATAACGTACAAAAAATGCAATGGGATGCGGACTACGATGGCGACAAAGCTAATATTTCACTAGACATTGAAAAAAACCATAAAGCAAAACATTATGACGTCCAGTTGAATAACGAAGATTTAGCCGAAATGTTGAATGTGCGCAGCATCAATACGCCTTTGATAAAACGTTTGGAAAGAGATTTTCCTAGAAAAAAACGGCTGACAAAAAGAAAATATCCGATAATTGAATTGAATGATGAGGTAAGTGCAGAAAAAAGTTTGATTCCCGATCTAGCTATTCCCAAAAGAAAAAGGCGAACGAAACATAGACGATCTAAAAGAAGTTCTTCTTCTTATTCAAACTCTTTTGTCTAGTTTGCCAAAAAATATCACATATATTTCTTCTCTTCAACAAAAATATTCTTTTTGAAAAAATGACGATAATGTTTCAACGATTATTAGGTAAAATACTTTATACACAGAATGTAAATAATGTCCTTTAGACAATACGGAGGATTGAATTATGCAAGAAGTAATAATGTTATATCCAACAACATAAGTGCATCCAACACTTCTACCATTGGTGTTTGCGATATAAATACATTAAATGTAGTGAACGCAAATGTAGAGACCGTCACCATACAAAGTGAAACGGTTGAAACATTGACTGTCACAGGAACCGCAACCATAAATAATGAAACGGTTACGAATTCAACAATTGGAACATTGGACGTGACAGGAACAGCCACGATAAATAATATAGTAATAAATGGTTTAATTTTTAAAACATTGACTGTGACAGAAACCGCAACTATAAACAGTGAAACGGTTGCGAATTCGAGCATTGGAACATTGGACGTCACAGGAGCAACAGGGATAAACATCGAACAAGGCAATTTGACTTTTGCAGGACAAACTGGTCCTGCCGGACTCACCGGCGCAGTTATTTTTAGCGATGGCACTTATTTAGACACGGCACCTTATACCTATTGGAAAGGCGCAACTGGTGCTACAGGCATATATTACGACGCAGGATTTGTAGGAGTGGGAACATCAACTCCTTTTGGCATTCCAACATCTACTGTTACACCTACTACTACAAATCCTTTTACTGGTATAAATGGCGCAACCGGCGCAATCGGTGATTGGCTTTATTATTATTTTTCGCCGAGTAGTGGTCTTACAGGAAGTATACAATTCACAAATAATGTTACAGAAATATATTTTTATATTTTAGGCGGAGGTGGAGCGGGATACACAATTCCTGCACCACTCGGAAATTTTGGTGGAGGTGCAGGTGGTTACGCGTATGGTTCATTTCAAAGCGAAATAGGCACATATACAATTGCTATTGGAAAAGGAGGAACTGGTGCCGGTGGTTCTGGAGAAAGTAGTTCTATTGCTTTTAATAATACTGTTGAATTAACTGCGAATGGAGGAAATCCACCTTCTTATACGGGGCTTGGTTATAGTGGAGGTGCAACCGGCACTATATCTCCTTCACAAATTACTTATTCAACACCTGCTGCAAGCGGTGGTTTTTTGGATCCCAATGGTAATGGGGAACCTGGTGCAAATGCATATAATGTCACTTTTTTAGATGGTTTATCCCTTACTGGAGTAATTGGTGGAGGCGGTGGGGGGGGTGGGAATGTTTCTGGTACTGGCGGTAATGGTGGCGCGGGCGGCAATGGTGGGAATGGCGGAACTAAGACAGCTAATACCGGTGGAGGAGGAGGCGGAGGTGGATATGGAGGACAAAACGGCAGCAATGGAACCAATCTATCTGGTGGAAATGGTGGCAATGGTGGAAATTATGGTGGTGGCGGTGGTGGTGGTGGTTATTATAGGAATAGTAGCGGTTCCGGTGGTATAGGCGGAGACGGTTTTGTCTTAATTTATATAAAACAACCACAAATTGCGCTTAATGTTTCAGGCAACGAAGTAATACAACACGGGAATTTGATTTTTCCAACACTAAATACAGGTATTGTATTTTCTGATGGCACTACTTTAACAACTGCGCCTCAAGGCCCGTCCGATTACCGTATTAAACAAAATCCAACTCCATTAAATGATCTTTTCACGGTAGATAATTTGAACCCAATCATTTATCAAAATGTAAGAACAAACAACACGGAAATTGGGTTTTTAGCTCATGAATTGCAAGAGTTGTATCCATTTTTGGTGACAGGAGAGAAAGATGGCGAACAACTACAAACGGTAAATTACATTGGACTCATTGGCATTTTGGTAAAAGAAATACAGAAGCTGAAGACCGCTCTGAAAAATGTGGAAACCTAAATATTTCTATCTTTGGCTCAACCTTTCTGAAAGGTTGATTTGGCTCCACCTTTTCTAAAGGTGGAAAAAATTGAATCCTATTTCCACACACATCATAAAGTAATTCACTACAATCCCTTTATGATGACAACGACAAATCCGCCAACGTTATACCCCGTTCTCTCTTCATCCAATGCGCACAAAAGAGATCGACATATTCATTTTGAAGAAGAAGGTCACAAATACACAATTACCACCGATCCTCATTCCAAATACACGTCTGTCACTACATGGAACCACCAGCATTTTCCCAAGTTTGACCCCGACGCCGTCATTGCATCTATGATACGAGGCAAAGGCTGGAAAGAAGGTCACAAATACTGGGGACTCACGCCCGAACAAATCAAAGCACAATGGTCCGCAAACGGGTCATCTGTTTCTTCCTCAGGCACCGATATGCATTTCCAAATTGAATGTTTTATGAACAACCGCACACTCAAATCAAATTACACCCACAAAGAATTGTATGAAGATTACATGTGTTACACAAGTGAAGAAGAGCTGAAACTAATGCCAGTAGAATGGCAATACTTTATCCAATTTGTCAAAGACACGCCTCAGTTGAAACCATATCGCACGGAGTGGTTGATTTACAACGAAGAATTGAAACTAGCAGGTTCCATTGATATGGTGTATGAAAACCCAGACGGAACGCTTTCCATCTACGACTGGAAACGGTCCAAAGAAATTACGCGTATCAACAATTTCAACCGTTTCGCCCTTACGCAAAGTATCTGTCACATGCCCGACTCCAACTTTTGGCACTACGCGCTTCAGCTCAATACGTACAGAGCAATCTTAGAACAAAAATACGGTAAAAAAATTGTGGATCTCACGCTGGTAAGATTGCATCCAGACGCTAAAGAAAAGACTTATGAATTGATTCCTTTGCCTGACTTGAAGAGAGAAATTGAGGATTTGTTTCGAGAAAAAAACAAACAAACAAACAACTAGTAAAACAACCAACTAGTAAATAAAAAAAATGATATTGTTATAAAGTGCTTAAAAATAGTTCAACAACAAAAGATAATAAAGATGAATGATGTTTTACCATCCTTTTTTTTCGCTTTTTTATTTTGCAGTGCGGCATTTTCTACTAGGCAAATTTATGTAAAATACAACAATCCAGTGCGACACAAATTCTACCAATTTTGCAAATGGTATAATACTTTTTTTACTAATATAAACAAGATGATGTGCCTAGGTCCGCATGATGAATTAAAAAACATTCAAGAACCACTTTTACAAGAAGAAAACAAACAAAAAGTCACTCCTCCTAAAAAATACGAAGACAAATATTTGGAAAGCATCCGCAAAGAGAAAAAGGAGTTTGAATTCACTGATCAAGAAAAAAGTGAAAGGGACGAGCTTTTGAAAAAAACGATTACAAATATGGAGAACGATTTCAAAGAAAAAATACAAAATTGCAAGAAAAAATTAACACAATTAGGTAAAGAAATTTTTTATTTGGAAAACAATCCTTTACAAGAAGAAGAAGAAGATCAAGAAGAAGAAGAAGACCAAGAATACCAAGAAGAAGAATACCAAGAAGAAGAATACCAAGAAGAACAAGACCAAGATCAAGAAGAATTGATTCAACAAAAGAAAGAAAGATACAACCAACTATCGGTGGTAATGCCAGAACTAGAAAAGAGATTGAATGCAGTAGAACAAGAAGCTATAACTTGCACAAATGCAGCCATGATAGACAAAAAAATACAGAAATTGAATGGATGTTTTGTAATGGAATCCACGCCACTCGGGAATGTCTTGATGCAATACAACGCAAAACGTGAGTCGTTTAGTTATTACAGCGATTTTACAGTTCCTTACCGCTATTTAGAAGTGACGGCGCGAAAATTTGTCAAAACATTTCACTGCAGACCAATCTTTATCAATATGGAGGACGAATTAAAAGAAACAGAAAAAAGATTGGAGGAAGAAAAACAAAAACAAGAAGAAAATCAAAAACAAGAAGAAAAACGGAAACAAGAGGAAAAAGAACAAAATATAACCTCGAATAAAAATGTATTTGCGAAATTAAAAACGTACAATAAGGCCACCGGAAAAGTGAATACGGTTCCACCTCCAAAAAGTAGCATTCCCACAAATCCCGCTTACAATGCGGAAGACAAAAAACAGATTTTGCTAAAAGAAAACGCGAATCGCTACACATACGAAGGCAAAATTTCTACATTTCAAATGTTAAAAAAGGTAGAAAGAAAGGTTATAGATAAAAAATATGCACTGACTTTTGCGGATTTTAAGAGGTTACAGGAAAAAAAGAAACAATAAAATCTTTCATGTAAAATAAACTTCTAACGTTAATATAAGTTATAAGAAGTATGCAAATAACAAGAAAAAATAGAAATAGAACTAAATATAGAAATAAAAATAGAAGATATTTTTCTAAAAAAAATATAAATTATCAATCGAGACAA